ATGATTAACATGAAAAAACCTATGATAATGCGTGGATTGTCTAATGGCTTAGATGTCCGCGGAGGCCGGTTGATTAACAATCGTGCGTGCAGTACAAGTGGAATTCAGAGGGCTGCTGAATTAAAGAGTTCGATGAAGAGGGAGAAGAAGGTTAGCATGATTGCTGAGGGGATTCGTCGTGCTGAGATGGAGAAGGAGATGGGCAATATGATGATTCTTGGACCTATGAAGCCCATGAAGATGAAGAAGTATTGATATTGATTTTGGAGTAAGGGGTCTTTGATGGCCCCTTTTTCTTTACATATACTGTTTATATTCTGTAGATATTCTTATAATAGTGTCAATTATTGTCATATTAATGTCGTTTTTATGACAGTTAAAATACTAATAATCAATAAGATGTCGAAAATGTCGAAAATAAAGGTGAAATGAAATAATAAAAAAAAGTTGCGTGTGATATTAAAATAGAGAGAGATAGGGAAAGAAGGAAATCGTCATATTCGACATAGTTGTTTGGTATAATTCTTTTTCATATATTTGTCGAAAATCTATTTACATATGAATGAAATTGGATACTCACCCAAGGAGTTAATGTTTGGGGATGATGGTCGCAAGCGGTTGCTTAGTGGCATCAAGAAGATGGCCGGTGCTGTGAAGAGCACGTTAGGGCCAAGTGGCAACACTGTTCTTATTGAGTCGAACAATCACCTAGGCGGTATAACGGTTACCAAGGATGGTGTTACGGTTGCCAAGTCGGTTGACTTGTTGGACCCGGTAGAGAACTTGGCGGTAAAGATGATGAAGGAGGCTGCTGACCGGACAGCTACAACGGCCGGTGATGGGACTACAACTGCGATTGTTCTTACCGAGGCCATGGTTGAGAATGGCATGATGGTTTTCAGTGAGAATCCTTCTTTAAACAGGACCGAGGTCTTGCGTCATATGATGAGTATTGTTGGCGAGGTGGTGAACATCCTAAAGTCCCGGAAGAAAAAAGTAACCAAGAAGATGCTATTAGATGTTGCTACCATCTCCGCCAACAACGATAAGGAGATTGGTCGAATCATTGCTGAGGTGTATGGCAAGATTGGGGCCGATGGGATTGTCACCGTTGAGAAGTCTCAGAGTTCAGAGACGTATGCTGACGTGTCGCATGGGTTCATGGTTGAGCGCGGTTACTTGAGCAACTTGTTTGTGAATGACCAAAAAAGGGATGAGGTGATTTACGAGGACGTGATGATATTGGTATCTGACTCGGAGATTAGCAACATCCTTCAGATTGAGCAGGTGTTAAAGCCGGTGATATCGGAGAACAAGCGTTTGCTAATCATTGCTCCTTGCAGTACGAATGTGGTGAACACCTTGGCTGCGAACAAGATTAAGAACAACTTGAAGGTGGTTGCTATTCCTCCTCCTCAGTTTGGGTACAAGCAGCATGAGCTTATGAGTGACATCGCGGTGAGTGTCGGTGCCACGTACTTTTCTGAGAAGACCGGGGATGATTTGTCATTGATGACATTTGCGGACTTGGGTCATGCTAGTAAGGTGGTGGTAAGCCGGGACAATACGGTAATAGTGAACTCTCAGTTTAGAACTGATTCCGATGAGATATCTCAAAGGGTTTCTCAGCTTCGTGGTGCATATGCTGAGGCGAACAAAAAATCGGACCGGGACTTCATCTTGAGTAGGATTGCTTCTTTATCCGGTGGAGTGGGGGTGATATACGTAGGTGGAAACACCGACATTGAGCAGAAGGAGTTGTACGACCGAGTGGACGATGCGGTGTGTGCTGTACGCAGTGCTCTTGAGGAAGGGATTCTTCCCGGGTCGGGCCGAGCCTTGCACTACATTTCTTGTGAGTTGGCAGATAGGAGTTCATTTGGCAATAGCCCGGAGTACGATGCGGCCCTTGAGATTGTTGTGGCTTCGATTTCTTCTCCATTGAAGCAGATACTTGAGAATGCCGGGTACTGCGACTTTAGTTTGTACCTTGATAAGCCTCATATGGGGGCATCTGATGGTATTTGTTTAAAGACGATGAGGGAGGGGGACTTGTTTGCTCTTGGTGTTGTTGACCCGATGAAGGTTACGAGGAGTGCGATTCAGAATGCGGTGAGTGTGGCAACTACAATTCTTAGTACTAATGCCATCATTACAATGGCACGCTCTTATGAAACCCAATAACACTTAAATCATATGGCAAAAATTGTAGGGTGCTGCGGCACCGGATGCCCACTTAAGGAAACGTGCTACAGGTTCTTGGCTCCCCAAGCCGCTCGTGGCGAAAATTTTGTAGATGGACCGCCTCACTCAGAAGGTGAGTGCGAGTTTTATTGGGGGGAGGCCCCGGGATTTCTGATGAAGGAGCATGAAGATGCAACAATGTTGCAAAAAGCTGAGTACAACCATGTGAGTCCGGACCACTATCGAAGCAGTTCATCGGGCATGGAGGTATTCGAGATGATGATAGCCATATGGGGTAGGGAGAAGTACATCGCTTTTTGCGAGATGAATGCGTTCAAGTATCGGATGAGAGCCGGCAAGAAGCCCGGGCAAGCTGCGAGCTTGGACCTTGACAAAGCAAATTGGTATGAGAATCAAATAAACAAATTGAAATGAAAGCAATAGGAAAGAACATCATTGTGCGTACAATTGAGGAGGAGGTTCGCACATCCTCCGGTCTTTTAATTAGTGGTGAGGAGGCTCAATCATTGCGGTACCGGAAGGGCCGGGTGGTGATGCCGGGCACCGAGGTTGAGAACATAAAGAAGGGGGACTTGATTTACTACGACACTCGTCAGTCCTACAAGATGTTGATAAAGGATGAGCCTTACACCATCATTCAAGAGAGAGACGTTGTTGTTGTTGAGTAATCAAGTCCAATAAACCATTCATTAACCCTATTTTGTACCTTTAATGATGCAAAAATGATGCAAAAATGAGCCAACTAATTCTAAAATTCAACCTTCCCGAAGAAGAAACCGAGGCAAACTTTGCATTAAAGGGTGGGGAATATTTCTTGGTACTGCATGAATTTTACCAAAAGCTGAGGGATATTACCAAATACGGACAAAACCCCTTCAACGGCAAGACAGCAACTGAGCAAGAGGTTCAACTTGCCGAGCAGATAAGGGAGTACCTTTCTGAGCAAAAGATTGATGAGTTGTGGTGATGACCATTAGATAAAAACGTACTCCAATTTCTTTCCTTTCTTTATGTTTTTTTCAGCTTCAAGGGGTTGAAGGTTTGTGTAGAACATCAGCTCTTTCACTTGTTCTTCTGTTGTTGCCAATCCAATGGGGATGATATGGTCGATGTGCCAATATGTTCCATAGTTATCCCAAGCCATCCCGGGTTTGAATTGCTTTTCAATGTGAGCTTTAAAATCTTCTACGGTGCACCCTATATACTTTAATGTGGATTTTGATTTTGTAATTTTATGTGTTCTTAGGATTTTTGATACTTGATTCCTAAGTCTTTTCCTCATCATGTAAATTGGATTGCTTTTGTTCTTATGATAAAGTTTTCTTTGAGCATCCCTTACCTTGTCCATGTTGTTTTTTTTCCAATATTTTTGTTTTTGTTTTTCGCATTCCTTACAATTTTTTCTTCTCGAGAGGAGATGCGGTTTTGTTTTTCTAAATCGGTCAATAGGCTTATCGGTAAGACAAGTTTTACAAGCCATCGTTGGCCCCAAACTTTTTTTCTTTTCGTTTTCTATTGAGCTCATGTATGTAGTTTTTATAAACCTTTTCGGTGTATCCAACTTTTTTTGCGAACATGGGGTTGTTCTTTTGGTCTACTGAGATGTCTTCTCCGTTCAGCTTGTTGTACAAGCTGCCAATCATTCTTGATGCTTTTCTTGAGAGCTTGTAGATTTTCCCTCGGTCTTGGGGGGTGTCTCGTAGTGCTTCAATCCACCCATCTCGAAGAAGGTTGTCAAATCTTTTTTTGTCCCACGACAGCAAGCTGTTGTATTCGTGCACGTCTGAGCGCATGAAGTATTTTTCAGAGTACAAGAACAGCAGGTACTCGAGGGTTTGTTCTGACAATCCATATTTCTTCTTTATGAAAAACTTAATAGGTCTCCAATACTTAAGGTAATCGTATTTCATTAAATTTTTTTTTACCTTTGTAGTGCAAAGATAGCAATATGGCTGAGACCAAAAAAACTTTATCGGAAGAGATTCGTTCTGTAAACGAGAAGTATGCTAAGGTGAGGGCTGAGCGTTCTAAGGTTCGCTCTGATGCTCACACGAAGCGCAAGGCTACTATTGGCACGACTAAGAGAAAACAATCTGAAGGGGGGTCCTATGGGCTTCAGCAGCTTCAGGGTTTCTCATCATATAAAAAAACCCCATAAAAAATACAGATATGGCAGCAATGCGTAAACCAATGACAAAAGGCCCAATCAAGGGTGCTAAGAAACCCACAACCGGCAAAGGAAATGGTTCACAGCCTGAGCCCACAAATAAGGGCGGCACATATATGGCATTTGATAACGGAAGGTTGGCAAGAACTTATGGAAAATATTCTCCAATGGAGTCTATTGATACAACAGGTTTTGGCAAAGGCAAAAAAGAATTTCCTTTCACAACTTCATATTTCGCAGAAAGTAAGCCAATAGTTAAATCTGTAAAAAGAGGTGATGTTTCCGAGATTATATCTAAATTGAAAAAAGGCGCAACAAGGGTTGAGGATTTTAGAAGCCCAAGTCAAAAGAAGAAGTAATCATGGCAAGAATGAAGACAGGCCGGAAATCGGGTGGTCCCGGTGATGGCAAAGGAAATGGAGATGGAAAAGCATCATCAGGCCCAACATACGAGGGATTGACGCATTTGACAAAGTCCGGAGTAAAAGGCCCGGCTACTTTTGCTGATAGCGTTTCGTATCGTCAAGGTTTTGTTCAAGGCAAGATGGGAACCGCTGCAAAGCCTGTTTCTTCTAAGAGCAAGGTGCTTAGCACAGACTACGCTCGTATGGCCGGCCGCTCCGAAGGGATGCGTGCTCGCACTAAGAAAAAGTAATGGCCTACACTAAGCCCGAGCTTCGTGAGCGCTTGAAGAATCAAGTGATGAGCTCCGGTGACGGAGGTAAGCCGGGGCAGTGGTCCGCACGAAAAGCTCAGATACTTTCGAAAAAGTACGATGATGCCGGTGGGGGGTACTCCGGGTCTAAGACGAAAGCTCAAAAGAGTTTAAGTAAGTGGACAAAGGAGGATTGGGGAACCAAGAGTGGCAAGCCATCTACCCAAGGACCAAAAGCTACCGGTGAGCGTTACCTTCCGAAAGCAGCAAGGCAGTCGTTGTCCTCCAAGGAGTACGCGGCTACCTCTGCAAAGAAGCGGTCGGACACAGCAAAGGGTAAGCAGTTTAGTGAGCAGCCAAAGTCAATAGCAAAGAAAACTTCAAGGTACAGATGAGTCTCCGACAAGAGACTCTTTTTTTTTGTAAATTTGTAATCTAAAACCTTTTGAGATGAAATCAGTTCCTTGCACGAACAAAGTTAAGACCGCTACCTCTTCCAAGAAAATGGGAGGTAAGATGTCTTACGGTTCAAAGAAAAAATAAGTTATGGCCGAGAAGTCAAAGATGAGCTGCAACCGGCCGGTACCATCNGACCGTCCGGGCAAGAAGCGCATGGTTAAGGCTTGTGCTA